GGACCAAATGCAACGTTTCAACGCAGCACTGCTGGAATTGTCGAATTATAGTAAACACATCTTTTCTCGATATCGAGAACGATTTGTCGAATATTGCGGCATGTTAGTCGCATCAGGATATAGTATATCGGCCTCACGATTATTGCATTACGATGATTGTGAGAGAATGAAATGGCCTCATTTGTTTGAAATCACCACATGGCAGCGTTTGGATCCGCACTTAACTTCGCAAGAGACCTTGCAATCAGTCCGACCGACAGAGGACGCATTGTACTGCTCTAGCCAAGGTGCGCTGGGAGACCAGGGTAAAAATCAAGTCGAATTCGCTGGTACTATTGTGATAAACCCAGCGTCTTATGAACTCACAGGCAATCCTTTAAAATTGATAAAACCTCAATCCCACGAGGTGAAACACACGGGAAAACGAACTATTGCACGCGCACGACCGCAAATTGATCATGAATATTTGGAGAGTGTGCGAGATTATGTCGAAGAATATAAGAGGAAATACGGTGACTCACCATTTGCACCGATGAATATTCCTTCGACGCAGGAGGATACGCCAAAACCTCAAATGGATTTGTGTTTTGAGAATGGAACAACACGTTTTTACAATATGACAACAACTATGGCGACACACAACGCAACATCGTCAGCACAGAAATTGGCAGTCGGATTAGTTACTCTAGGAGTATGTTTCGTTGCATTATCGGTACCAGCAATAATTACGATTGTAGAACACCTACGATTTCGAAAATTGAGAGTCCGAAGCGTGAACAAAAGTTCAGTTGAAACATCATATGAACCGCCGACAGTACCGTTATTTCCAGATGAGAATAATAATCCAGATGTTATTGAACCACAAATGGAAACGGACAAGAATGAACAGACGGATACATCATCTTTTGATGATAGTGAAGCAACACCAAGTGAACGACGTTGTAGTAATACAGATTGTTATTGTTCGTCTACTACTGGAGTGCGTTTTGCACTCATGATGGCTAGTATACGCAAACTTATCGCGTACATAATACATTGGAACAGTAGATTCGATTTGTGCGAAGATCATTTACCGTGCATGGAACTTGGAATTTTAACTGGAGAAATGGAGGAAATTTTCGAATTGGTTACTAAATCAACACCATTTACACACGTCTCGTTTGACGAGGATTACAATGAGCAGATTTTAGAAAAGACATTGAGTTTTTCTTGCTGTGAAGGCGGAGCGTACGATATATTAGCTCGAGCCATAATGATGTGTGAATTCATTTCGGACATGGCAAAATTAACTTTGAAGCGACCATTTTGTACATTGAATGGTCTTCATTGTTCTGAACAGACAAGAATGCGTTTTCGTGCTGCGAAAGTACGAGCTCGAATATTGGTTATTTTGGAACGCATTAAGAAGATCAAGTCTACTCAATGTCAGAGAACTAACGAAGATACACAACGATCTTTTCGCAATAGGTGTAGAGATTTGACTATTCAAC